AGAAAGCTACGTCTCAGATTGAGGCTGACTATTGGAACTATACTTGGGGACTGCCATTTATAGGGTCTTCAGATGGATCTTCTGGTCCTATTGAATATGCAGCTATGGTAGGGAAACATAAACTTGATTATACTGCTCATACACTTGCTGGTAAAACAATTATGTCTATCGACTGGGGGCTTCCTTGGTCTTGGGCGGAGATACGTTGGATACCAGAGGGTAGCAATGATGCACAGATAACATGGATTGAATGTTTTCATTCTGCTAATCCTGATGATCACCCTGATCGAATGATTGATCTTGCTCGCGAGTCGCGAGCTGATATGGTTATGGCTGATATTGGATATTCAGATACTCGTGGCTATCGACTTGAGCAGGCTCTTGGTGATATATTTTGGCAAGTAGCATCAAACTCTAAAGGAGTTATTGAACCTAAGTTCTCATTATCTAATCATCATGTAGTTTGTTTTAAGGAGAGAATTGTACGTCGTCATTTTGTTCTTCTTGAGAATGGTAGACTTTATCTTCCAGTAGACAATGATAAGATTAAGTTTACTAAAGATGGCCCACTTATGACTAGAGTTGAGAAGTGGATAGAACATCATAATGCTATTGGATTTCGTAAGAATAGGGCTGGTGATCAGGAGATGACAGTCAGTGGGCAGGATCACCTTACCCTAACTTCTGCCTATTGTGATCTAGCGTTCGAGTATATTTTGAGTAATACTGCTAGTCAGAGACAACAGTCAAGAAGAGTGCGCGTTCATAGAATTGGACGTCAATCCTAGTGTAGTATAGTAAGATAATGACTTAGTTGTTAACTACTGAGGTAGATGATGGATAAAAAAGCAAAAGCAAAACGATTGGGAAGAAGACAGGTTTCTGTCGGTAGCACTCTTAGTCGCACTATAAAGGGTGAAGTAGGACTTCAGACTGAAGAGAAAAATCCTGAGATTCCTGCTAGCGCTCAGGCGAAGTCCAAACAGCTTGAAGTTGCTAAATTGGAGAGACAATTTAGGTATACCAAGGATCATTTGGTAAAACCTGAATTGTCATTAGACAATCTTGTCACTCTGTATAAGCAGAACTATGCACACTTCTTTTGTGTGAATATCAAGGCTGCTTGTGTCTCTGGTGTTGGTTTTCGTTTTATTGCTGTAGATTTTAACGAACAAGAAATTACTTCTGAGATTGCAAATCTGAAAAGACGCAAAAAAGAAGCTGCTATGCCAAAGTCACCTCCAACTCCTGTGGTGCCAGATGAGGATACTGGAGGGCAGACTTCTCTGAGTCCTGATGATCAGACTGCAGTTGGAACATCTACTGTTCCACAGCCAGATGAAGGTGAAGGGCCTCTTACTCCTGAAGAGGAGCAACATCTTATAGACCTTGAAACTCAATATGCCAAACATCTTGCTGATAGAAAACATCTAGCTTTGTTCTTCTCTGATATCAATCCTGATGAGTCATTCACAAATATAAATAGCAAAACTGATGTTGATAAAGAATCTATTGGATTTGCTTGTTGGGAAATCTCAAGGAATGGAAAACAAGAGATTGATGGCATATGGCATATGCCATCAGTAACTGTGAGAATGATGAATAACAATATTGGAGTATGCCAAATACAGAACTCTGGTGTTGGTTCTTTTGGAAACTACAATATTGAGAGAGGTTCTTTTGATTCAAATAATCGTGTCTTTTTCAAGAAGATTGGACTTCCTGTTATTATGGATTCTCGTAATGGGAATATTATTGGAATCATAGATAATCCAGGTCCTACTCAAACAGTAAGATGGATCAATATGCAGGGTGAAGAAGATCCAACTGTTGCGATACCACTTGAGTATTGGGCAAATGAAGTCATCATCCAGAGAAAGTATAATCCTGAAAACTTCTGGTATGGAATGCCAGATATAGTTGCTGCTCTCGATGCTTGTGCAGGAGATAAAGCTGCATCCAGTTTTCAAGAGCAGTTTTTTGACAACAATGCTGTTCCGAGAATGGCTGTTGTCTTCAAGGGTGTTGGTTTTGATGATGAAGTTGAAAGCGAAATTCAGACATATTTTGAGCAGGACATAAAGGGAAACAATCATTCTGTTCTTGTTATTGAAATACCTGGAGATGAAGTAGATCAACACGGTAAAACTATCCCTGGCGCAGATATCAAGTTTGAGAAGCTGGCAATGGAAGTCACTGATGCTAGTTTTAGGCAGTATCGAAAAGATAACTGTGATCAGATAGTTACTGCTCACAGAGTCCCTGGTTCACTTCTCCCCATCCAAGGGATTAACTTTAACCGTGATACTGGAATGGTTGATCTTGAAATTTTCAAGTCTCAGGTGATTCGGCCCATTCAATCTGAACGCGAGTTTATAATTAACAAGTATCTTGTTGTGAAGAATCTCGGAATAACTACTTGGGAGTTCCGATTTAATGAGATAGATAGTCTTGATGAACTTCGTAAGATGCAAATCTATCGTGGTTACATTGAGTCTAATGTTATGACTCTTAATGAGGTCCGCAGAGAGCTTGGCCTTCCTGCTAAGAAGGGTGGAGATGTTCTGTTTAAGATAACTCCTATGGGCCTTGTCAAGATTGAAGATATTGAAGATCTGACAACTGGAGATTTGAGTGCTCAGCCTGCTACACCTTTAGCTGGTGCAGATCAAGGTGGTTCTAATGGTGGTAGACCACCTTCTAAGAATGGTGATCAGGCAACTCAGAGCACAGATCTGAATGCTCAGAATGCAGTAGCTATGCTTGAACCTATACTTATTGGAAAGGGCTAGAATGGCTGTTAGAACCTTTGCTATTAGAGAGAAGTTATCAGGACAGAAAGGGACTAAACTCTTTCCTGTTCGGTGTAGCAATACTGAGTGTGGTAAAAATAAAACTACAGGTAGAAATGCTGGTGGTAGAAAACTTCTTGGCCATTACTATGCTGGAACACGTGGACAAGTTCAGTGTCCACGGTGCGGATTTGTAAATGAGTTTATTGTAGAGGACCCAAGTGATGCCAAAACAAAAGGTCATTGAAGTAGATAGAGAAGAACTTGTCAGCTTCATTAAGCACACTTGTGATAAAATGAAGTATGGACTCGGAGATAAGATTGACCTCAATACACCATATGAGAAGATGCCTGGTGACAGTATAGACTGTAGTGGATATGTTCGTTTGGCAATTTTCAAGATCACTAATGGCAAAGTCAAGATGAAGGATGGCAGTGCTAACCAGAATAATTGGTGTGCTAAGCAGGGCTTCAAAAAAGTTCCTTATGACCATGCTGCTCTCATGGATGATAGGATTCGCATCGCCTTCATTCGACCTCCAAATAAGAAACGCCACGTTTGGCTTATTGTAAATGAGTGGACAGTTGAGTCATGTGGTGGCCACGGGCCCACCCGCAGAGAATGGGATACAAAAGTTCTACTGCATAATGTGACAGATTGCTATGTTCTCACTGATCCTATGAATAAGGCTGCATAGACCTTTGTATCAAAGTGTGTGGGGAGATAAACCTGTGGCTTCAACCTCATGGAATCTCCTAGTGGAGTATCTCCCCACACAACAATTATGGATAACAAAGTAGTAGAAAGATTCTTCTCTAAAGTTGATATTAGAGATGATGATGATGATGAATGCTGGAATTGGCTTTGTGGAAAAGTCAGTCGTGGTTATGCACAGTTCTACTTTGATGGTGGTAGAATGCTTGCACACCAATTCTCATATGAATATTTTCATCAAGAGAAGATACCTGATGAGAATATTGTACGACATAATTGTCACAATCCTTCTTGTGTTAATCCTAGACATTTAGAGTTAGGGACACATCAGGATAATATGGATGATATGGTAAGAGAAGGAAGACAAGGAAAGCAGAGTGGCATTGATCATCATAATGCATTCTTAACACAAGAGATTGCTGATAGTATCAGAGATGATTATTCTACAGGAGAGTATACACAGACTGATCTTGGGTATATTTATGGAGTAAGTCAGAAGCATATCTCTGATATTGTTATAGGTAAGTATTGGTAGCCCTGGGAATCTCCATTCGGAGTAATCTTCCCACACTTGCCTGTATGTAGTGATCACAATTCTATATTTATGCTCTATACTTGTAATGGAGTATAAATAGATCGAGACTGCAGTTTGGAGAGGTCAATATGCCAGTAGATATACAGGAAGAGGAAGCAGTTGTAATCAGTGATCAAGAAGTTTCTGATGTACCTGCTGAGTGCCCTCAAATAGCCAAGTATTGGCAGATGCGTAAGGCAGCAGATTCTACTCCAGAGATTATGTTTTATGGAGAAATCTCTGAGCAGAGTTCATTTTGGTCAGATGATATTACTCCGAAGCAATTTGCTGCTGATCTGGATAATCTTGGACCTGTTCCTCATATTAGAGTAAGGATAAACTCTCCTGGTGGAGATCTGTTCGCTGCAAATGCGATCTACAATATACTCAAGAACCATCCAGCAAGGATAACTGCGTATGTCGATGGAATCGCCGCCTCCGCCGCGTCAGTTGTTCTTATGGCTGGTGATGAGATTGTTCTTCCTCGCAATGCGATGGTCATGATTCATAATCCTATGACTGTTGCTTGGGGAGATGCTAGGGACTTCCGAAAGATAGCGGAAAATCTTGATATTGCTCGTGAGACAATTATAGCAGTATATGAAGCTAAAACAGGATTGAGCAGAGAGAAGATCATAAGTCTGCTCAATTCTGAAACTTGGCTTACTGCAAAAGAATCTATTTCTCTTGGATTCGCAGATAGAATGGATGAGCAGATGTCAATTTCTGCTTGTATATCTGATAAGCGTCTTATTGTCAATGGAATGTCTTTTGATGCAAGCAAGTTTCAGCATATACCAGAGTCTTTTGCCCCTTCTGTCGAGAAAATTGAAGATAAAGTTCCATCCTTCTCAGTTAGAAGAGATGGTGAAAGAGTGCGTTTTGAGATATGGTGTCCATTTATCGAGAATGGTGTCAAAGAAGATGAGAGAATGGTTTATGGTTATTCTACTCTCTTTGGTGTTGTAGATGCTGATGGACATCGAATGACTCGTCAAGCTATCGAAGATGCTCTTCCTGAATATGCAGAGTTTAGAAATGTTAGGGAAAGACATTCACTTCGTGCAGTTGGGACAGCACCTGTCCTTGATATTGATGATAAAGGTTTGATGACTGGTGTATATATATCAACTGGTTGTGAAGATGTTTGGAGAAAGTGTAAGGATAGGACATACAAGGGATTCTCTCTTGGTGGTGATATTCTGAAGAAACTAGAGATTGTCGAAGATGGTAAACTTTTTTACGATCTTGTGAAAGTCTCTATTGATGAGATCACACTCTGTGATAGACCAAAGTGCCCTGGGGCGGTCTATCAGGTAGTGATTCGCCAGGGTGGTGCACTAATGCTATGTAGTACAGGAGGAGGTGACAACGCGATGGCAGAAGGTGAAAAGACCCAGGAACTCCAAGAGGGGTTTGCCAAAGCTGCTATGTCTGCAGTTATGGACTGGATCAGAGGTGATGGGAAAGATGAGGTTACTGCCGCCCTGGGCATTAATGTGTCCAACTTTGCCACCAAGGAAGATTTTGATGGCATCAAGAATAGTGTCGGCGACCTCACGACAAAGATCACTGATCTCTTGAGTGTCAAAGATAAACCAGTTGATAGCCCTGTTGCTGTAACTACTGTTGGTGATGGCAAGGGTGTTGAGGCTGCAGATCCAGTTGCTCAGGATTCAGTGGCTGAAGCTGTCAAGATGGTCGATCAGTTCAAGATGACGATGTCATCGATGACTGATGCTCTCAAGAATATGTCTGACCGCATGGACACAATTGAGAGTGCTAGAGGCATGCGGAAATCGATGGATGCTGTAGGAAGTGTCTTCGATGATGACAAAGAGGAACTCTGGAAAAACTGTGTTCCAGGTCCAAGAACATAATCTACACCGGAGGAGGTGAATACTAACGTGGGAGTTAATGAAAAACTGCAAAAAGCAATAACCACTGACATCCTTGATGATGGTGGTCGACTTAACCCTGATCAGGCTAATGCCTTCATCGATCTGACTGTTGATCACTCCACTCTTCTACGTTTGTGCCGTGTAGTGCGGAAAACAAATCCGAAGGGTGATATTGACAAAATGCTGTTCGGTGATGTCGTTACTGAAGGGGCGACGGAGAACACAGACAGTGGCAACGTGTATGAGCCGGTTCATTCTAAGGTATCATACTCGACCGAGAAACTCAGGAGTGCAATTGATCTTTCAAGGGAAACCTTGGAGGAGAATATTGCAGGGACTGGTTATCGGACACAAGTCATGACAGCCCTCGGAAGGAGAATCGGAACTGACCTTGAGCTTCTGGCTATCCAAGGGGATGAGGACTATGCAGCTCCAACTACGAGGCGGGGTAGACTCCTGTCTAAGAATGATGGTTGGTTCAAGATCGGGCTGGATGGGCATACAGCGGATTGCGCTGGTGCCTCAATCAGTAAAACGATATTCTCCCAAATGATCAGGGCGTTGCCTGTTGAGTTCAAGACGAACCGGGCTGACCTGCGGTTCTTCTGTTCTCCAAGTATAGTTCAGGATTATCGTGACCAGTTGTCGAATAGAGAGACCACCCTTGGTGATAACTCTCTGACTGGTGCTGGAATTTTGACTGTATTTGGTGTTCCTATCGTCGAGATTCCTCTGATTCCAGAGGATAGAAACTCTTTGGATGGCAGTGACACCTGGGGTGATTCATCCTACATTTGGCTGACTTATCCGGCAAACTTCATTCATGTGATATCACGTGACATTGAAGTGTGGTGGGAATTCAAGCCAAGGAAGGATGCCTACGAGTCAACTGTCTATACCAGGACTGATGACATTATTGAGAATGTCGATGCTCTAGTGACTGGATACGACATTCGGGTCGCTGGTGCATCGTAGTTGCTGGACTCGGAGTATTGAGTAATATGAGGGACTGGATCCCCACAATTTCTACTTCCGAAAGTATCTTCACGAGATTCTTTTCAAAAGTAGATATTGGCGGTCCAGATTCTTGTTGGATCTGGACCGCAAGTTTGACTGGAAGTGGCTATGGTAAATTCAAAGGGCCTTGTAGAAGACAACTCTCCAGAATAGCAAATAATGAACACTGGAGAGATGTATAATGCAACGAACACTTACACTTCGCAGTGGTCTAAGTTACTCAATAGGCCAATTCACCTTCAAGAAAGATACTCCTCTACCAATTCCAGATGACAGACTTCTTAATAGACTTTTGCATACAGGTTTATTTGAAGAAAATCCTCCATTACATTATTACTATGTTCGTAGAAAATCTTGTTTACCTGTAAGTAAGAATAGATTAGTGAGAATAGATGATGATTGGATACGAGTATCATCTAATCCTATACGAGTAACACGTTATCAATGGGTTAAAATGGAGAAGTCTGACCAATTTGAAATAATTTCTCCAATAGAGGTGATGGATAGATTTGTTATTGATGGAAGAACTGATTTTTCTCTTCTTGTGATACGTGATATGGGTGCTGGAGATGTTATAATAGCAACAGATGTCTTGTATAATCTAAGACTTAGATATCCAGAAGCTAGGATTGTATATGCAACTTCAGAGAGATATGTGGATCTTGTTAAGAACCTTGATTTTATATCTGAAGTTGTTCCATTAGGGACTTCTGATCCATCTGAGTTTGATGTATCTGTTAATCTATGTGGGTGGTCAGAGAGATACCCTTTATGTGCAAAGGTTCATCGTTCTGATATATTTGGTCAAGCCTTTGCAGAACCTTTTCCTTGGATAGAACATAAGGTATTTCTCAAGTTATATTCAGAGGAACAAAACTGGTTTGAAGAGTTTAATAAGAGTCACAATCCTAGTGGTAAACAAATTGTTTGTTTACAACCTTATGGTAGTAGTGGACATCGATCATTAAGGGCAGAATGTATCAATGAAGTTGCTGATTGGTTTACTTCACAAGGATACTTTGTTTACATTTATGGGCAAAGTCAATGGCCAAACAAGTTTCCAGATAGATGTGATATAAAAGTTTTGTGGGATACAGTTTCTCTGCGTCAGATAATTGCACTTATTGCTAATTCTGATCTGCTTATATGTCCAGACTCTTCTGGATATCATATTGCTGCTGCATTCAGGATTCCATCTATTGTTGTATTTACAACTATTCATGAAGGAGTTCGTGTCACATACTATCCAAAGTGTTATCCAGTTAGGGCTACAGAGCTCAATTGTTCTCCATGCTGGGATCGTCCTTGTGGTCTAGCAGATTCTATGAATTGTGTTGGAAAGATTACTGGTGAAAGACTTATAGATAAGTGTAAAGAAGTTATATCATCTGGATTTGCTGATGCTAACCATCCAGAGTATGTTTCGCCCGATTGGACCTAGAAAGCAAAAGTGAATTCACGCGATTGCAAGGCTTCTGCAGTTTCGCGAGTCTTATTAGTCGTATAGAGGGTCAATCCTCTTATTCACGCTTGAATACGTGGAAAGCAGTAATTAGGGGTATATCGTCGTGCAACGAGAACGAGTTTCTTGGATAATAGTAACATATAACAATATTGACTTTACTATACAGTGTGTGAAGTCAATACGAAGTTACTCAGACAATAAAGATGATGAGATAATCGTTCTTGATGACGGCTCTGATAAAATGTCCCGGCACACCTTATCTTTGAGCCTGCCAAAAGAGCATTGTGACTATATCTATTGTGATAGAAAAGATCGTCCGATGCTAGCTCACCTTAGAGGCATTGGTCGCGATAAGGCAGCAAGTGATTGGGTTATCTGGATGGACAATGATGCTAGGCTAGACATTGGAATTAGTCCTAGTGATCTTATTGAAAAGCTGCAGAATAGTTGGGTTGAGACACCTAATCTTGGAGCAATACAAGTTGCTAGATACACACCAAGAGGAATGCAAGGTGCGAACAAGTTTGATAGGAATCTTACCTATGTAGGGACTGATTCTAACACTGAGTTTGCACGAGCCATGTATCCTGATGGGTGCTTCTGGATGTCTCATAAATCGACTTTCGATAAATGGAGCTTCAGGAGTGATCTTTCGTGTTTTGAGGATTCCTGCTTAGGT